GATTCATAGTCTTCGCCTGGATTGACCTGATTCAATGATCCAATGATACCAATCTCAAATCTACCAAATGTCAAACACGAATATAATACATCTAAGTGATTACCTTCAGGATTTTTAGGAAATCCATATGCATCTGAAGAGATAAATTGCGAAGCGAATACTTGATTCGCTTGAGCAAGAGTTGGTAATTCTGCTACTGCAGTAATTGCAGTATTGACAGCCGAATTGCTATATACTATAATATTACCGTTTGCTGGAACAGATGTCGTATTTGTAAAACCAAAGTCGCGAATAGGATCTTTGATAAGAAGATTCGTTCCTGTTACATCATAGAGTGTACCATGTGCAGTCTTATATAAGAAGTGACCAGATTCATTTGTTCTCGTTGCAGCGAAGGCAGGAATATTAAATGAAGTATTCGTAAAGCTTTCTCCAGGAAAACTCGTACTATTAATATGAATGTACTTGTTCGCAGGACTCGAAAGAATGAGTCCAGTAGTATTTGAGAATGCCACGTAATAAGATTTACCGCTTTCGAGAGCCGTGATCACCGTATTTCCCGCGGCAACTTCATAGGTCACACGATCGCCTGCAATATAGTAAGTATTCGCATCTGTAAGAGTAATAAACCCTGTCGCTGCATTTGCAGCTGTCGAAGGATTGAACGAAACTTTACGGATTTGTTGAAAGACTCTTTGTCCTTCATCGAATCCAGTATTCGCAGTCACAGAGAGTTGTAAGCGGCTATAGTCGAGTGTATCTTGACTATTGGCACCAATCAGATCCGTACCAATAAAGATGACTTCTGTTTCACCAATCGTACCTACACCGAAACCTGCGCCGGTTCCAAAACTAATCGAGGATATATCTGCGGTTGTATTCGAGAGAGGAGCAACGATCTTCGAAGGAAACGAACGAACATAGTCTCCACCAGTAATATCGAGCGAGTAAGATACAATCTTGAAATTGTCCGCATTCGCAGTAGTGTATACTGTATCTGTTTCGTTCCAGTATCCTTTACGAGAAAGGAATGTTAACGTTCCGCTGTTTGATCCAGAAGCATAGTTAGCAGTGATCACTGTACCTTCGGCAATAATAACATTTGCACTATTGTAGATATAGATGTTATTCGCAAAGGTTACGTTATTTGAAGAGCATTCGTCAAACTGTATGACATGAACTTGCTTTTTAATGTCGTATAAACCAGCATTAAGATTGACATAACTGACATTCGCAAAGACTTGATTGTTAGCTTGATTAATAAGCTTATATGTTAAGCCATAGTTGTGAGCATTTCCGACTACTGTTGATGCAGCATTCGTAGAAAGTATCAGAGAAGTTGAATTTGTTACACTCGATACATTACCAATCGCTACGTTACCAGTGACATAAAGTGTAGAATTAATATAATTATTATTAAAAGCCGTCGATGTTCCAGTGACTACGGTGTTAGTATTCGAAGCGCTAATTGTGCCTGTACCAACTTTGTAATCCCAATCCGCCATACGCTTACTATTCTTGAAAGCGCCGCGAGCATCGGTAAGAGTAAGTTGCACTGAACTTTCAAGCGTAATAACATTTGACACTGTACCAGAAGCAGTAATATATCCTGAGTTCTGTTGTTGTACGACATCGCCGACATTGAATGTGGCAGAAGGCGCAGTAATAATCACAGCATAATCTGTTGGTATGTTCATGAACTTACCAGACATCGACTTGTCTGTGAGTGTATTTGCTGTAAAAGTTATTCCAGTCGTACTATTGCTTCCTGTGCTATAGTTAGCAGATGGAACAAAGACTCCTGAAGTATGAGATACAGAGATAAACCCTGCAGTGTTCGAAGAAGTCGATACTTCTAGAATTCGGCCTTCAGCAGCAAGCATACCATTTGCGGCATAGCGATATATGGTGTTTCCGACAGCAACGTTTGAAGATGCCGAACTGTAACCGATATTCACTACCGGTTGAACACCTCGTTCGAAAAGACGATAGTAACTTTCTGAAGTAAAATCTGCAATCACTTCATTCAGATTTAATACTTTTTCAGAGACGATTGATTCGGCATCGAGCGTGTATCCATATCCGCCGTCGATAAAAATAAAATCTACGAGTCCTGTTTGCGAGCCAATCGATTCTACTCTTGCCAAACCACCAAGACCGCGATCGCCGTTTGTAAATCTGACAATGTCTCCAACGGCAAAGTTTCTACCGCGAGTTTGAACAGTCACTCTTTTGACAGATCCGATTAGCTTTGATCTTTTGGTAATATCAAATACGGGTTGATTGTTAATATTTAAACCAACGACTTCGCCATTGCGAAAATCACCTTGTCTTCCAGAGATATAAAGAAGATTTACAAAGCCTTTCCCGACTCTTCTTCGAATGTATTTCTCGACGAAAGCTTTGGCTCCTGAAAGTTGGCCAACAATTTGTTTACCAACATAGTCGATATTATAGATCGAGTATCCGATTTCAAGATACTCTGGCTTTTCGTATACGCCGTCAGAAAGACGAAAGATCTTTTCTGCAGGATATCGAACTTCTGCTGCCGTACCGTATACAAGTTTGAAGAATAAATCAACTGCGCGCTCTGTACCCTTAGCACGATATAAATCAAGGGAGTTTTTAACAAGAAGCTTCTTATTCGTAGCAGTATCAAACTGAATGTTCTTCAGATACTTCTCTTTAAAGTGAACAATAAAGTCATCTGTTGTACTATCAATGTCGCGATAGTCTGGCAACCGGCGGGTGTGATAAAGTGGATTGGCATCAATTGGTTGATATCGAGTGATACTCGACATATATGTTGAGTTGGCAAGTTGATTAGCAGTGACTTCTATAATATCGTTATTCGAAGCGATATACTGAGTAACAGTATTGCCAGAATAGTTAACATATGTTCCAGAGTTTTCAAGCCACTCATAGTAGGCTTTTACGAACGCAATGAAATTCTCTCCCTCTTCTTGATAAAAAGAAGGAAATTGACTTTGAATTAACGGCGATATTCTTTTTTCGATATTCTTCATTATTCTCTGATCTGTTCAATTGAGACGTCGACGTCATTTTCAAGAATATTGAGTATCACGTTCTGAGTTGAAGTGATATCAAGTGTACGTGGTTTGGCATAGATTTTAAGAGAAGTGCCAGTGTAATTTGTGATATTAAAGTTATTGATTCGAATAATACCGGTATCGTAATCGACAGTTCCGATATCGAGAATAGTTCTATTATTGGTTCCAGCAGTATTGACGATACGCATTACTCCATCACCATCATCTTCAAGGCGGCAATTTGATAAACCATTATATGTGAATGTCGAAGAGCTCACGACATGAATGTCACCGGTAAGATATTCTGAGCCTTTGCCTGGAATATCATTCTGCAGCGGGTTTTTAAAGTCGATCGTTACATTTTGACCAGATGATACTACACCTGAAGTTGCCAATGATACGAGAGACCCAGAAGTGGTCGTAGCACTTCCAGTGACAGTCGTACTTAACACTGGAGTCAGATACTTAATAAGTTCTATCTTTGTTTCGTTACTAATAATGCTTGTTTCTGCAGAATCGACATCACGAATAAACTTTGAGTAACGCAGTGTACGGCCAAAGTTATTCAGATTGATAGAAGCATGATTGAGAATAGAATCGATAACATACGTGCGAATATCTTCTGGATTTAAACCGGTAAGATTGATATTGTACTTGATATTTGTATTGACATATAGGTATGTGTAATCAGGAGAAACAAAGAGTGGCTCAATCGCCACAGAAGAACGTGATCTTAAGAATTTCTTATATTCTGCTTCTTTAATCTTTGGAAGACCGTCGACTTCATCAAGATCGATCGACAAGAAAATTCTGCCATACTGGGGAGGATTTGCATCTTCTCCGCCATATGCAACCACTGCATTGATTTCAGGAAAGTTTGCTTTGAGTAGATTCTCATAGTCTTCAGAAGTCACAGCACGTTCTTGTGTAGTAAATGCACGAGGAGCATTGTACTTAATCGAGCTCAGATCTTCTGCAACAGCTCCGTCGGCCGAAGCAGTAATCGTTTCAATTACAATGTTTGCTTCATTATCGATGCGTGCAGTATTAATAAACTTAAATGCGCCATTCGGAAGTTCTCCGTTGCATGATCGATATTCAATGATACACGCAGAGTTGTTCTTTGGTTTTCTTCCAACAACTCCGTCACCAAAGACGACTTCGTATGTGTCACCAATTCCCGGTTGTAAGAAAAAGACCTTTGCGTTTTCATCATGACCAAAAAGAGACGTCGCTCTCTTGTAAGTTTGAATAGTCGTGCCGTTATCTTCAAAGACCGTAACTAATACGCTTTCAAGATCAACTCTTTTATTACTAATCTTATACACAAGAGGATTAGCATAATTTATTGTATAGGTATCGCTGAGGTAGCTACCTTCGTATACTCGAATCGGCTCGCTCTCATATATAAGATTTGATCCTGAAGGAGTTCTCTTTGTAATAACATAATTTTCAGTAGTGCTAAAGTTATAAGTGAAATCATCAACACGCGAAGTAAATGATGTTCCCTTTGGAATAACGATCGATCTCTTTGCCGTATCTGTCGAAGTAATTACTAGTTGAATGACAGCCGAAGATGATCGAAACGATCTCGGAAGATAGTTTAATTCTTTGGCATGAGAAATAACGCTGTCACGTAACTTCGCCGAATCAAGAAACATCTCGTTGCTGACCATGTTGAGATAGAACGCATTCTGATAAGTGTTATATGAAAGCACGTCGAGAAGAACCGAAAGATTGCTTCCGTCGAAGTCGTAATCTTTAAATCGATCTTGTGATTTCAGAAATGTCTTCAACGAGTCTTTATAGGAATCGAAGTCTAACTGTGTAAGGACTATACTGGAATTTGCTGCCATTATCTTACTCTATAAAGGGTGAGTTGAAGTGTCTGCGGATTAGCATTATTTATTATCTCATAATAGACTGATACTTCATAAGAATGCGCAAACTCATTTGATACTACTAAGACATCAATGATTCGAGCGCGCTGTTCGTATTTGGTAATCGAATCGAACACGGCATCTTTGATAAGATCTGAAGTCATCACAGAAATATCTTCGAATAAGAATCGACGAAGACCACCACCAAATTCTGGATTAAACAATCGTTCTTTGGTATTTGTCTGTAAGATATTTCTCATCGATCTTCTGACAGCCT